GGCATGGACTTCAATATAGACCCAATGTCTGCGGCTATATTTCAGTTACAGAACAATATTATAAATTTTATTGATGAGGTCGTAATATACTCGTCAAATACAGACGAATTGGTAAAGGAAATCAAATCAAGATACCCTGATAGATCAATTATTGTCTATCCTGATCCAGCTAGTAAACAACGGAAAACTTCTGCTGGTGGTAGGACTGACCTAAACATATTGCAAAATGCTGGATTTACAGTCCGAGTAAAGAATGTTCACCCACAGATTAGGGATCGGATAAATGCTGTAAACTCCAGATTAAAGAATACAAACGAGCAAAGAATGATGTTCATTGATCCTAAGTGTAAGAACATAATTAGAGGCTTGGAAAGACACCTTTACAAAGAGGGAACTACGCAACCTGACAAGGATAGCGGATTTGATCATATGAACGATGCCATTGGATATGCGGTAGATTATTTGTTCCCTATAAGAAAACAATATACAAAACAATTACCTCAGAGATGGAGCGTTAAATAATGTACTCAATTAGTCAAAATATAGATTCATTAATTCGAGACAAAGAATTTTTGGAAAACAAACACGAAAATTATGATCTCATGATCCACAGATGGAACTTTTACTTGAGATCATATCTTGGTGGAGAAGAATATAGATCAGGTAGTTTCTTACATGAATATGCAATGGAACTAGATATAGAATATCAAAACAGAATAAATTATACACCCATAGACAATCATTGCAGAAATATAATTAGTATTTACTCTAGTTTCTTATTCAGAGTGCCACCAACAAGAGAATATGGCTCTTTACAAGATGATCCTAGTTTAGAATCATTCTTAAATGATACGGACTTAGACGGACAAAACTTTAATGCGTTTATGAAGAACGCACAGACTTATTCTAGTGTATATGGCAATGTTTGGATATTTGTCGATAAACCTGAGAGCAATGCACAGACAAGAGCAGAGGAACTTAGTCAAGATATTAGACCATATCTGACGATGATAACTCCAGATAATGTGATGGATTGGAACTATGTAAGAGCCGCAAGTGGTAAATACATACTGGATTACATTAAGGTGCGAGAAGAAGTTACATCTGATGGGTCATATTACAGAATGTGGACACCAAATGAAATTTCTTATGTGTTTGTACCTGAAAGAGGAAAGCCAAAAACACTTGAGGTAAAGCCAAATCAGATTGGTAAAATACCAGCTATTTGCTTGTATAACAAAAGATCGCCTAGACTTGGTGTAGGAATTAGTGATCTAACAGATGTTGCATTATTGCAACAGTCTATTTACAACGAGTTATCTGAGATGGAACAGCTAATCAGATTGTCAAACCACCCT